TACGCCGGCCAGCGTGTTCGATAGGTTCGTCATCACCAGCGGCCAGACGGATCCCCGCGCGCCGCTCGCCCCCGTGTCGCGTGAAACCTCGTCGATCTGTCCGAAGAATGAATCCGTCGGGTCTTCGCACGCCTTCCACGTGTAGTCATTCCCCAGCATGCTGCAGTCGCTTCCCGTGAACACCTGGTTGTTGATCAGGAATCCGCTGCAGTTCGACTGGCCGCCGCAAGCCAATACCTCGCCGATGCCCAGAAACGGCACACTGGCAATCGCGGCCACGAAACCAACGGCCTTGCGGCGAACCTGTAGGGTCGCGCGACCTTGCGGCTGAGCTGGCAGGATCCCGCTGAAGGTGGAGGCTGCGGCTGTGGCGATCGTCGTCCATGAGCCGCCCGCGTATCGCGCCTCCACATCCCAGACTCCGTCGGGCAGCCGCCCGGCTATCGGGATGTCCGCGTGCCCTGTTTCGTCGCGCTGCAACACCTGGTACTGCACCGGAGAGGTCACCTCCACGTCACCGGTCAGTCACTGAGGGGCCGGTTGCTTCAAGACGATGCTGTGATACGTAACCACGTCGTTGTCTGCCACTCCGACTGCGACCGTCTTTAGGGTGCCCGCGTTGGCCCACGTGTACGTTCCGGTCACCGGGGTTGCGTTGAGCAGGAAGTCCGCGCTCGCGTCCGACGAGTTCGCCTCATACCCGCAGACGCCCTTCACGGCCGTGCTGCTAGTCCTGCAGATGTGGCAGATCAGGCGGTGGCTGGCATTGTTGTTGGCACCCGTGCCACTGTCTCGAATCGTGGTGACGTTCGCTCCCTCGGTCAGAATCACGTCCGCAGGGTCCTTCGTATTCGCATTCGCGGCCGTGTGGATGATCGCCTCAAGCCGCAGGCAGCTGCCGTCGACGCTCAGCGTGTTCGGAGAAAGCGTATGGACGTGTAGGTCGTCGGTACCGGCCCCGACATTGCCCACGGTGTCAGTCCGCTGCGAGACCACCGTGACGGCGTTCGGCGTGCTCGGCCCCGGGCCGCTCGTTATGGCCGCGGTAGCAGAAAGCGAACAGGCGATGAAAAACACGAGCGCGCGGAGGATCAAAGCCATTCTCCGTTCTGGGTTGCTCATTGCCACTCCAAGCGCGCTGTGGCCGTCTCCGAGGTGGCGCAGACCAGAGAAATAGCGCAATAGCCGACAGGCGTCCTAACGTCTGTCAGCGCCGGCCTCGGTCGTGAGTAGGCTCGACTCTCGCCTTTCTCCAGACGAATGCTCGCCGTTGTGGCGCTGGCGGGAGTCTCGCTGCAGTCGAAGAGCCGGAAGTAGAACTCGTTCGCTGATGTGCTCTCGTTGACCACCAAGACGTCATACGCAGGAATCGACGCCGTGCCGATGGCGACCGTCTGCGCGCTCTGGCTGACCGATACGCTGTTGTTTGTGTTGACCTCCGCCAATATAGGCAGGGCAAACATCAGTACGATCAGAACGGCCTTTCGTACGTTCATTCGGTTTCCTCCTGTTCGTCGGCTGTTGGGTCTTTGTCTGTTGGATTGGCCGGCACGGCCGGCTCGTCCGTCTCCGGCTTCTCGTTTGCCTGCGCTGAGCGCGGGTTGCCGGCCTGAGTCGTGTTGCGCGGGTCGCTGTCGAGGATGATCCCCAGCTTGTCCGCGAGCTCGTTGTCCGCGGCGATCTCCTCCATCACGAGGTCCGGATCGGAGCCGCGCTCGCGGAGCGCCTCCGACCGGCTCATGATCCCCGCGCGGATCAGCCGCATGTACGCGAGGCCTTCCTTGTCCGGGTCGACGAACGGCAGCGGCGGCGCGGTCCACTCGGCCTTGAGGCCGTCGCTCTTCGCGCCCATGACGGCGGCGGCCTCCATGGCCCAGCGCCACACCGGGGCGCACATCTGAGGGATCAGCATCCGCCAGCGCCAGCCCTCGACGCGCGCCCAGTGCCGGAGGCGGCTCATCCGCGCTGACGAGAAGTTGACCTGCGAGTAGTCGCCGGTGAGGTCTTCGTAGGAGACGCCCAGGCCGGCGGCGATCGCGCGGAGCGTCGTCGCGCAGTACTGGGGATACTCGCGCACCGTCGGAGGCTGCACGACGGTGATCTGCCGGCCTGGGGCGGCATTCACGATCATGCCCGGCTCGAGGGAGTCCCACTCGGGCGACTGGTCCGCGTTCGTCGTGCCCAGCCCCGTCGCGCTGCCGTCGACGTCCGACGTGATGACTGCCAGGCACGCGGCGATCTTCTGTTTCATGAGCGTCGCGTCGTCGAACTCGTCGAAGTCCTTGAACTTGAGGAGCACGGGCGCGAACCACGAGGCCGCGCGCACCTGACCAGGGCGCTGCTGGCGATAGATGTGGAGCACGCTCTCGGCGGGCACGCGATACGACTGCGCGCTCGTCATGGCCAGGACGGAGCCGGGGTGGTCGCGGAAGAGCCAGTACGCGACGCGTCGGCCGATGATGTCGAACTCGACGCCGTGGATGATCCTGTTCTGGCCTACGACCTTCCCCTCGCCGTTCCTGACGTCGAACGATCCCACCTTCAGCGTGTCGATGTAGTCAGGGTCGAGGACCTGGATCTGCATCGGGATCGCGAGGCCATCTTCCGGGCGGCGAAAGCGCCGGCGCACCAGGACCTCGCCCGACTCCACCACCGTGCGCATCGCGAGGTGCTGAAGGCCGTAGAAGTCGTTTCGACCGTCCGAATCGCAGTCGGTCGACTCCGCCCACGCCTTCCACAGGTCCATGGCGCGCTTGTTCTTCTTCGCCGCCTTCGCATAGATCCCCCACCCCACGACGTGGTCGCAGATCGTCTCGAGGGCGCTCTCTGCGTGGCCGTTGTTGCGGACCAGGTCGCGCGCGACCTCGCGCAGGGTCGAGAGCGCCGGGCCCTGGACCGAGTTCGCATCCCCCGAGCCGCGCTTCCAGCCCTGAGTGCGGCGCCCCTGCGACGCCGCCTCGTAGTGCCGGAGCATCACCTCCGCGGCCGCGCGCGCGCGGATGCGACGCAGCGCCACCTGCGGCGCCACGTATCCGATAGCGCGGTCGAGCCAGTTCCCCCGGATCGCCTCGATCCGCTGCAGGTCCTGCCGTTCTGCGATGAGCGCGCCCATCACGCCCCCTTGCTGGTGGCCGCCAGGCGGTGATTCCTGGTGGCGCCGTTGACCTGGCCCTCCATCACCGCCAGCAGCTTCAACATGTCGTCGGCGGTGCGGAAGGTGAATTGCTGCCCTGCGATCGTCATCGACTGGATCGCGGAGCCGCTGGCGATCGCCGCCTTGAGCTTGTCGATGTCCGTCTGTGTCCAGGCCATTGCGGTGTCTCCTATTTCTTCAGCCAGCCGCCGTCACGTCGAGGAAGCCAGCCCTGCCGTTTCGGGCGAGCCGCGGAACCGTCGTTCGGCGTGCCGCCGCCACCGCCACCAGGCGTCGACGTCGGCGGCGTGGCGACCATCCGCTCGAGCGCCGCCCAGTCCGTGTCCTTAAGGCGGTCGAGGCCCGCAAGCATTGCCGCCGCGCGGGAGTACACGCGCGCGTCGAGCGCGTGGTTCTCCCTGCCCGGGATCAGCTCCCATTCCATGCGGACGAAGCCCTTGCGGTTCTTGCGCATGATCAACTGCTCGGCCGTGATCTCGCGGAAGAAGTCCTCGCCGTACTCGGGAAAGTGGCACCAGCCAGCGGGGTACGGCTCACCATCCGCAGGGCTCTCGAGGCGAAGCCAGCCGTAGAGCTCGCTCTTCGCGATCGCGCCGCAGACGGGCCACATCTTGTAACCGCTGACCGACTTCCTCCCCTTGAGGTTGATGTCGACCGTCGTCGGCGCGCCGATGAGGATGCCGCCGCCCTCGACGCCCTTGATCGCGATGACGCGGTTCAATGGGTACTGGCGCGCCCACGTGTACACCTGCTGTGTGTTGAAGCCGGAGTCCACCGCCAGCATTCGGATCGGCATCTCCGCGCCGAGCTCGTGGGTGAAGGTGCGCCCGAGCAGGGCGTCGAGTTCCTTCCACGGCCCCTTCTCGAGGTCGGCGGTGTCACCCGGGAACACGCCGTAGTCGATCGACCACGACTCCTTCCCGCGGCCCCACGCGACGACCTCGAACACGATGCGGTCCTTCTGCACATCGGCGCCGGCGGTGAGGATGAGGCCGCCGCGCGGCACCGTCCTCAGCTCGTAGGTCTCCCGCCGCTCGTAGACGCGCTTCCACTCGGGCGCCTCGCCACGGTCGGCCCAGGTCTCACCGAGGACGGTATTCGTGAAGACGCGAAACTTCGCAGGGTTCTTGTGGACCGCGACGAACGCCTTGGCGATCTGGCCCCACGACATCCAGCCCACCGGGGAGTAGAGAGCGCTCAGGTGGTACCCGCGCACCTTCGGATTGGCGTTCTTCTTCTCGGCGATCCATTCCCCGCGGGCGAGCAGCTCCGTCTTCTGGCGATCCTCGATCCTGCCGTCGCATCCGCGGCACAGGTACACGGCCTGCTCTGGCCTGAGGCCCAGCTTCGACCAGGTGAGCCGATCGAACGTGAGCGGCTGCATCTCGCCGCAATGCGGGCACGGGATGTAGTACCGGCGCTGGTCGCTCGCCTCATACGCGCGCTCGATCGCCGATGCGCCAGCGATGGTCGGCGTCGAGACCTTGATGCGCTTCCGGCGCGCGAAGGTGCGCTGCCGGGCCTCGGCCAGGTCGATCGGATCGCCCTCCTCGTCTACGTCGGTCGGGTAACCGTCGATCTCATCCAGCAACAGCCAGCGCGCGGGCATCGAACGGAGGCCGACAGCACTGTTCGCCCCCGTGATGATCAACACGCCGCCCATGAATTCCTTGGCGAGCATGCTGTTGTCGGAGTCGCGCGCGAGCGCGTCCGCGACCT